GCTTAGAGGGGTTCGGGGTAGTAACCGGTCTGTCAAGCAAAAGTTTGCCCTACAGAAGCTTGTCATGGACTACGGCCAACAACAGCGTATTGAACGTGATGAACTTGCTCATAAGCATAAGGACACTGAGAACAAGAATAAAGAAGTTTACAAGGTAGCCGCCCCATTAGCTGGTGCAGGTATTAACTTTGAACAAAATAGTGAGCACTACGGCCTTGCCGCTGCTCGTGCCTCTGGACATAAAGAGGGTACTCCTGAATTTGAAGCAGCAAAACTTGCAGGAGCTAAAGCACACTGGCAACATGCACAGCTAGCAGGTTTAGATAAGGGTAGCTTGGGTAACGGTGTTATTGGAGCTAACCTTCAAAAGGAAATGTACGACTCTAATAAAGTTACACCGGGTGCTGATAAAGAGACAGGCACTGAGGATGTTACTGATGTAGAAGATGGTAAGACTCCTCCCACACGCACACCAAATCAATTTGAAGAGGTAACACCCGCAGCATCAGGCGCTAAAGCATTTTCTGCTCCAGCTGCTGTTGATGGATCAACACCACACCCAGATGAAGTATCTGAAGCATTTACCGGTGGACACATCACTATGGGTGAAGCAGCCGATTTAAGTCCTGCTCATGCAAGAATTTTTAATCCTATTCTAAAGGAATCCCCAGATAGTGATGCTGAGATAGGCCGTGCACATAACGGTCCATCCAAGCCAGTGTTTGGATCTCCTCTGCCATCTCTTGGTAACGCATTTGAACCTGCACCTACACGCACACCTTCTCAATTTGATGCTCCAGAGTATAAAGCAGATCGTGCAGATGTTGCTCATGCTCATATTGCTGGTTTAATTACAGATGAAGAAGCAAATGACCATATGGGTGACAACTCATTTGGTTCTGGAACTGGAAACTACAGCATGTCTGCAGAACAAGTACATCGTAAAGCAGGACTAAATACGTTTGGTGATTCTACTCGCATTGGTGAATTTGGTGCCGGACAGGAAAAGGAATAATACTATGGGTCAATTTGATGCATTTAAGAAGCGCATTGGCGGAGGACGCAACGCTGTAGAGCTACCGCAAGAAATTACTGGTAGGAGCACAACACCGCAAATTGCTCTGCCTATGTCAGGACCGCAAGTTAGTCCGGAAGAAGAAGCGACCCGCACAGGCGGAGGCGCTACTGCTGATTTTGGTGGAGATTCCGGTCTTATTGTTCAACAGATTAAGTCTGACCGTAGTAAGAACAGAGTACGTGAAGCCGTAACCCGTAATCGTGGAAAAGACGCTGTAAACGTTGCTCATGAAGAAGCTTTGCAAGATGTAGCAAATGAACAGCAGCAAGCCTTGTTGACCACATCTATGCGTGAACGTAACGGCGAAGCTGTTGATACGGATGAAACATTGCGCCCTACCGGACCTGCGGCTCCTGAACCAGATCGTTCTGTACGCACAGCCATTGAAAAATCTACTGGAATTGCACAGACTCGAGCACCAGGAAACTCAGCACGTCTAACTGGATTTGCTATGGGTCTACACCCTAGTGATGAAGATCTAGAATCTGAATCTGAACGTCAAGATATGTTAGCTGGAGAAGAAGCGTTTAATGCTTCTGAAAAAGCAAAAGGTTCATCTTTGCGTTCACACTATGGGGTAACTTACGATGAAGATGAACAAGGTATAAACGTTCCCCTCCCTGCTAAGGGAGCAAAAGCCCTGTCAGAAGTTCGCATGGATGCTATGAAAGCTGGGGTTTTACGTAGCCCTCATGCTGACAAGGGTACACCTGTTGAGGAACGTCCTGAACGTCCAGGTGAGAGCACCGGCGCTGTTAAAGGCGAGCGTGCAACGCTTGATAAGGTCAGTGGTGGATACAACGAGGCAGTAGAATCCGGCGCACCTTCAAGCAATGAAGATGATGAAATTCGTTCTGGTACAGGTAAAGATGTAGTAGCTAAAGAGTCTTCAGCTGATGCAAGCCCTGGTGAAGAGGTAGACACATCCGTTAATCCTGAAACTGTTGGGCTTGAAGATCATGAGGGTGGAGAAGAAGACAATAAAGAAAACTCAAATGATGAGGTTAAATCTAAAAAGGGTGTTAATTGGGCCGGTGCTGGATTCACCAACTCTGCCGCTAAAAACTCTGCACCATATGCCCCACCTATGTCTTGGGCCTACGCCACACACCATGAAGAAGAAAAGAATCCAGACGGTACTCCTCGCATGCTCACACGTGCTGAGCGTCAGGGTCGTCTTGATAAGGCCCTTACTGCGTACGGTGCAAAAGATGCTTGGCGTTCTGCTCAAATTGCCGGTTCCAATAAAAAGGGTGAATTTGATGCCAATGCAAATGCTATTAAGCCAGCCAAAGACTGGAGTGAACAAGATCTTTGGGATGAAGAAGGCAATGTAAAGCCTGAATACGACATCAATAGTGACCACTTTGATGAAAAGGGTCAACCTGTTAAGCCTGGGGCAAATCCACTGGCTACAACTACTACTAGTGAATATACCCCTACATTTAAGTCTCCAACACATGAGAAGATGTTTAAGGATCGTAACAAAGCTCTCGCATCCCTTAATGAAAAGCATGAAGCAGAGCGTGCCTCAGTTCCTATGGACGCCTCTTCCCAGCACCTTCGTGGCCTTAGCATAAGGCACATGAATGAGCGTGCTGCCGTAGAAGAGATGCATAAAGAGCCAGAAGGCGGATACTTCAATGAAGAAGGTGCCAAGGCATACAAGGATACTAAGACTGTTGCTTCACCTCTTTCTGTTCCTGCCGAACCTAAAGAAGAGCGTGCAGGATCAGCCCGCAACATTGTTAACATTTCTACAGCCACTGAAGGTGATAGGGATAAGTCTATTGAAGACATCGAGAATGAAGATGCTATTCGTAGAGCAAGCAGAGGACATGTTGCTGGTGTCCACCAATTAGATCAAAATAAGCTTCCAGGTGCTGCAGCTCCAGGAGAATCTAAGGAGCAGACGGATGTCCGTCAAGGTAAGTTCCAAGGACAGGTTAGTACTGGCGTTACAACCGGTACATTTGTTAGCCGCAATAGCCCTGAAATCATCGAGCGTGGTAAGCGCCTTGCTAAGAAGTTAAATCCAGACGTGGATGTTAACGATCCTATGTTTGAAACAGGCATTCATGCTAAGGCTGCATACGTCATGCATCACGCAGGTATTAAAGAAGATGAAAAAGGTAACTCTGATTATGATCACCTTCTAAAGTTTACAGGAACAAACGAAGCCAACTTTGGCGCAAATCTACATGAGGCTTATCAAACCATTAATGAGCAAGAACGTTTCAAGAGCGGAAAGCAAACTACCTACAGCGCTGCTAATGGTAATTTGAACCCTACTACAGATTACTTTAGGACAAGGTCTGGAGAAAAGGTTAGCCTTGCTAACACTTCACACCCAGAACATCCTGGAGAAGAATTAACTGGTTCTGAGTCTAGGTTCAAAGGATTTCACGGAGATGCTAATGATCCTAAGGGAATTCGTCCTACAGGTTATGGTGTCACAAGCAAAGGACCGTCTCGAACAACTACCGATCAAGTAAGCCCAGAAATAGAGTACTGGCATCAAGGCTGGCACCCAAATACTGATGAGGCAGGGCACCGTGTATTTGAAAAGCACGACGTAACAGGCGCCACCCATATGGGAGATGTATACAAGGATGCTATCAAGAAGGGCCGTTCATTTGGAAGAATGATTGGTTCCCTCAAGCGAGGCTCTAAGATTACTTACCGAGCCGGACAAGATGGCCCTCTACAAAGCTTTACCTCTCCATCACCAGATCACCAGAATCACGTTGCTAACGGCATCAACAGCCCTACTTGCCCAGCATGTAGTAAGACATCTAGTTCAAACTCTAGAGCTAACGCAAGAGATGCTGCAAGTGCATTTGATCCTGAGTCACTTGACGCCAAGATTATGTCTCATAACCTTGCTGTTAGAGCTGGAGAAGCTGAAGGTCCAGAACGTGCCCCTACAGCTGAATCTGCAGCTATCATGGTTAACGGAAAGATTGTTCCAAAGGTTGACTCTGGTATCACGAACCTAAATGAAGAAGGACAAGAAGTTCTTCCTAAGGCTGATAGGTCTGAAGGTAGGTTCATTGATGTTAGCACCGCTGCAGGCGCTACAGAGGCTCGTAAGAACCTCGGAAACATGACTCCTCCCGCTAAGACTGACGAAGAAGAGTAATAATGGGACGCCTAAATCATTTTAGGGACCAACCAAAAGCTCAGCGCCAGGCACCAAATTTAAGGAATGGCGCTGGATCCTTTAGGACCTGGTCGCTAGGCCTTCGCTATCAAAAAGATCCTAACAAGGAGACTTTTGTTGCACGTCCTGGGCGTGGAGCAAGCGGCGAATCGAGTAACTAGTGGCCGGTAAAAGAAAACAGATCTTTTATGGCACCCATTCCAACCGTCAGGTTGTTGCTAACCGTAAATCTCCTTCAGCTCGCCCCTGGAACGATCCAGAGGTAGTTGAGGCGGCTCAGCGTTATGGTGCAGCGATCAACAGTCATACACAGGCAGTGGCTCATGAGAACTCTTTAGAGGCTCTAGGATCTTTAGAGGAGCATGAGAGGCTTACTTGCAATGAATGTGGTAGATTTAAGACACATAAAGATCATCAGGAGCATATGAATGACTACTAAGAAAAAAGAAGTAGCTGGCGGTAAAGAGTACAAAGGCTCTGCCGCTAATGGTGGTCGCAAGATTATCGTAGAGCACTACAAAGATAAGAATGGTAAGTGGCATACCACTTCAAAAAACGCTGCTCGTGCTAAATATGAAAAGAAGCATGGAAAGCTACCTCGTGGCACAGATGTAGACCATAAAGACAACAATCATGATAATGATTCCTCCAGCAATCTGCGCCCGCTCAAGCATGGCAAAAATACTGCCAAAGAGAACAAGCGTAGGGCAGGTAAAAAATGAATAAGGATGAATACGAAGCTATAGAGTACCCAGACTCAGAAAATCCAAAATGGGCCAAAGAACATAGTAAGTACAATAAGATACAAGGCTCTACTAATGGGGCCAACCTTAACCATGGAAATAAATGCCTTTGGTGCAACTATGCAAGTTTAATGAGTCGCAATGATCATTTTGATACAGGTACTTCAGAAGGAAAATAAAAAAGCCCCAGTTACGGGGCCTTCTTTATTGTTGGCCTAAGCCTTTAGATATTGAGGGCAGAGCTTGATCCACTGCTGAACTAGCCAGTGATCTCGCTCACCTGGGTCTGCATGCCAAGGGGTCCAGTTCTTACCCCCAGAACTCATCCTGTAGGCGATCTGAGCGTTTGTAACCGGATCATGTAAGTCATTGGCTGACCTAAGCCCAAACTCCTTCACACGGCCCTTTAAAGCCCCGTAAAGGTTAATCTGGAAGACCCCATAGGAGTTATCTCCTGTGCGAGGGTTGTAATTGTGTGCCATAGGGTTTCCATGAGTTTCTTTCATGGCTACAGCCCAGGCCACCTTAAGTGAATGACCTTTAAACCCCGCAAGCTGCAATACCTGGTAAAGCTGCTTTGGGTTTAATTTTTTGGCTAGTCTGTACTCGCCTAGTGGGGTTAGGCATTTTCCTATAATGGGGGCTGCTGCCTTTGCTGGAGCAGCTATTAGGTTCCCAAATGATAGGAGGGCTACGAGCCCAAGGATTAGATAATTCCTTTTGTCATATAAATTCACACTATCTCCTAGGCTAGAGAGCCAACCCGAATCTTTACGTAACTGTCACTTAGGTAAAGATAGCCCGGCATCGGTCTGCCAAGCTAGTTGTAACTCTTTTGTTTCGTTTTTAGTGTTGGAGGTTTAGCTCCTGGTCATAGTATAGCCGTAAATACAGGGGTGTGCAAACCGCTAACCTAGTGTAAGATATACCAATATTCTTTAAAAATACCCGAAAGGACCATAAAATGGCACAATGCCTAAATTGCACAGCAGAAGCAGGCTTCCGAGTTGAGTACCCAGGTGCTGTTCACCAAGTGTTCTGCAACATGCACCTACCATATGATCTTAATGAAATTCTTCCTGACTTCGTTGTACGTTTGACAACTGAGATCGAGACAGTGGCCGAAGAGGCAGTGGCCTCAGCAAAGAAGGCTGCACCTAAAAAGGCAACAACATCCGAAGCTCCAGTAGCTGAGGCAGTGGCCGATGAGGCAGTGGCTGAAGCAGTGGCTGAAACACCAGCGGCTGAATAATGTCCATTGAGAGGGTAGAAACAAAACAAGGTCATCCTGTACCTAAATCTTCACACGGTGCTAGGGGGCCATTTCCTCCTGAAATCTTTTTTAGGCCTGAGGTAATTAATAACTACGCCAGGCCTGGAGATGAAATTTTAGAGGGTGCAACCGCACAAAACAATTTCCGCCCTCCTAAGGTGTTCAAGTGTCGGGACTGTTCTATGTTAGTATTAGAGCACGAAATTCCAGACCACGAATGTCAAGAGGGAGAGGGCAGTGGCCAAGACGCATGATGTTGGAAGTAAATACTTCTGGCACTTTATGGTATATCCGTTAAAACCTAAAGTTGTAGTAGAGAAGTCAACTACTCAAGAAATCGAACACCCTTTTAGGTTTGGCAGTGGCCTAGTCTTTAGACTTCCACTTACCCGCCTTTCTATTGTCATAGGTAAATGGGTTGCACAATATGAGGAAAGCCAGGCGTTAACAAACGCAATTGCTGGGAGACCAGTGGCCCAAGGCGAATTTGATTGGGATACAGTACGAGGGGAAGAATATGATGTTTAAGAAAAAAGAAGAGCGTCCTAAGACTCGCATAGAAAAAAGAGTAGCAAAGTTATCTACGCCTGAGTTGCTGGCTTGGTCTGACCAAGTTATCTACTCTATTGGTCGTAATCTATCTACTTGGCAGAAAACAGAAGATCAGTTCAACTTAGAAGAGGCTAAAGTAGCCGCAGAGTCTATCCACGCTATTTTAGATGTTTTGTCAGAGAGATTCCCTAAGTGAGTGAATTTGATGAAGTAGATCTGCCGGAGGACGAATATTACAGTCCTCTGCCAGAAGATGAGGAAGTGGACACGCTTGATGAGCTGTCTAAAGAATTTGTCAAGGTTCTTATCGAAAAGATCATGCAATTTATGGAAATGCTTGTAGGATATAACCTGCACCCTTATCAAGAGCCTCTGGCACGCAGAGTTATTGAATCAGTTCTCATCAACGATGGTGAAGAGATCACTGCACTGGCTTCACGTCAGTCAGGAAAGTCAGAAACCATCGCCAACACAGTGGCCACACTTATGGTTATTCTCCCTCGTTTAGCCAGAATGTACCCCGAGCTGCTTGGAAAGTTTGGCGATGGTCTCTGGGTAGGTATGTTTGCCCCTACTCAAAACCAGGTTGAAACACTTTATTCTCGTACAGTGTCCCGACTTACCTCTGAAAGAGCTATGGAAGTCTTTGGTGATCCGGAAATTGATGATATGCCTACCAAGACACCGGGCGTAGTAAGAAACCTAAAATTAAAGAAGTCAGGCAGTACATTGATGATGATGACTGCTAACCCAAGAGCTAAGATCGAATCTAAGTCATTCCACCTCATTATCGTAGATGAGTGTCAAGAAGCAGATGACTTTGTAGTATCTAAGTCAATTGCGCCTATGGGTGCGTACTACAACGCAACTATGGTTAAGACAGGTACCCCCACAACATCTAAGAACGGCTTCTACCGGTCTATCCAGCTTAACAAGCGCCGTCAGACTCAAGGCCGTAATGCTAAGCAGAACCATTTTCAGTGGGACTGGAAAGATGTATCTAAGATCCAACCTAACTATGATAAGTACATTCGAAAAGAGATGTTACGTATCGGTGAAGACTCTGATGAATTTCAGATGGCTTACAACTGTAAGTGGCTCCTTGAGCGTGGTATGTTCGTCACATCTAGCATCATGGATGATCTTGGAGATACCTCACAAGAAATTGTAAAATCTTGGCACCGTTCACCTGTTGTGGTTGGAATTGACCCAGCTCGTAAAATGGACAGCACAGTGGTCACAGTGGTCTGGGTAGACTGGGATCGTCCTGATGAGTATGGTTACTATGATCATAGGGTGCTTAACTGGTTGGAACTGCAGGGAGATGACTGGGAAGAACAGTACTTCCAGATTCAGCAGTTCTTAGGAAACTATGACGTGCTTGCTATCGGAGTAGATGCCAACGGTGTAGGTGATGCAGTGGCCGGACGCCTAAAGATTTTAATGCCTCGTGCTGAAGTAGTGCCGGTTACCTCCAGCCCTACAGAGCAATCTAAGCGATGGAAGCACCTACAGGCGCTAATCCAGCGTCAGATGGTTTCGTGGCCCTCACATGCAAAAACCAGACGACTTCGCATTTGGAAGAAGTTCTACCAGCAAATGACAGATGCCGAGGTTCAGTACAAGGGACCTAACTTCTTAGTGGCTGCACCTGATGAAGTGCATGCTCACGACGATTTTGTGGACTCTTTGGCCCTTGCATGCTCTCTAACACAGGACATGGTTATGCCTACAGTGGAAGTAAGCTCCAGTCCTTTCTTTTAATTTACCATGACAAAACCCCCTCTACCAGACAGAATTAACCCTGAGGAACCTCAATCCCTTATCCTATAGGAGATATAACAATGGCAACACCAAATATCGCACCAGCACCTCAGTACCCTGAGCGCCCTGGCAACTCATACGAGCGCAAGATGTCACCAGCAACACCAGGCCTACGTGGTCCACTTCGTTTTGAAGAAGGTCTTGCATCAGACACTGACGTCCCAAATGATTTCCAGGTTGGTTTGGATCAAGGCTACGAAACACCAGACGGCCGTCCAAACCACAACCAGAACGTTTTTGAGAAGTATGCTGATGAGACCAT